TCTCTATGTTTACCACCTTCGCAAGTATCAGAATAGATAGAATGTAGGGACCAACTACTTTTTTTACCATTCGTGTCTCTTTGGTAAACCGTTATCATTTTTCTTCTAGTGTCTTAACTCTTGCTTGCAGTTTTAATACTTCTTCTTGCAATTCTTCAATCATTTTTTGTAATTCGCTCATTGAACTCATTGTAATCTCCTTTATATACTAAATGATGTACCACATCCACATTGTGATTTTGCTTTAGGGTTTTCAAAGGTAAAGAAACTACCAAATGTTTGAGCATTATAATCTATTTCAATACCTGTTAAATATAATTCATTCGTTTGATGGATTAATAATCTATCATCTATTAAGTGGTCATCCGTATCTTTTTCATTTTCAAATGTCCATTCATATTCAAACCCAGCACAACCACCACCCTTCACTTGTAAACGAACAAATTTCTTATCATGTTCTTTTAATAAGTTTCCTAGGTGTGTGTATGCTTTATCTGATAGTGTTAAATCCATATGACTATTTATATGAGAGAGGGGACCTGGTTAGAGGTCCCTACCTAACCGCAACTCTCTCTGGTACGGTGTACAGGACTTGAACCTGTATGAATATAATTCAATCTTACGATAGCGTCTACCAATTCCGCCAACACCGCACTAGTATATAGGCGATTTAAGTAAACCGCTTTGCTCCAGTTTTAGTGTGTGGGCTCTCCCTATAAATTTAATGCCATTCTTGCTTCTTCGCTCATCATTTCTCTTGTAAATGGTGGTGTATGTGTGAGTTTAACTTTTACCAGTCCTACACCCTCCACTCGTTCTACGGCAGTCTGTATGTTTCTTTGTATCTCATCTGCCATAGGACAGAACATGGAAGTTAATGTATGAGTAATGGTAACATCTTTCTCCTTAATATCAATATCATATACAAGACCTAAATCAAAAATATTAATTGATGGCATTTCTGGATCGTAAACTGTTTTTAATTCTTTAATTACTTCTTCTTTCATAACTTTCCTAATTCTTTCATCTCTTTGTCTAAAAGATTCTTTCATTGACATATTTAATAATTCTTGTTCTTTCTTATTATGTGTTAACCAATCATCAATCATTGACCTCCTCTTAAAACATCATTTATAAAATCTGTATTACTTTTCTTTTCTTCATATTTAAATTTCTTTGCACAATACCCACATAGACCTTCACCCTTTTCATCTACAACATAATAGACAATAGGATGGTCGTCTTCACATGAAAACTCTTTTGTGTGTATGATGGTAACCTTACCCATTTTTATAACCAGTACCAGTCTTTCGACCATTCCATCTTTTGTTCCATGCCCAACATCCTATTTTTCCTCCATAGTGTTCACACAGATAATAAAAGTAATCCTTCATCAATCGTCTCATCTCATACCACCACTTTTCTTTGCTTTATCTTTTAATGCTTTCTTTCTCATCTTGGAAGTCAAAAAAGGTTCGGGCACATTAATACCTCGTTTCTTTCTTCCAATAGGTACTGCGATCCATCTATCAATGAGAGTACCGTTCTTGTTCGTGTATTGAATACGAACAGACTTACCCTTGTAACTTCGTTGAAACTCCTTGACCGCTCTTTTGAATCCTCTGGACTCGATAGGGTCAAACTCTTGTTCGTTGTTTGAAAATTTAAATTGATGCATACATCCTCCTTAACACAGATTTATCGTAAGTGACAGTTTAGGTTCCTTGACCTCCATTACTTGATGATAATGATTTTTAGGAATCAACAAGGTCGCTTGAGGTTCCAGAACAATATCATTCGTATCATGTGATACTTTGTTCTCCACTTTCCAAAAACCCTTACCATACAGTTGCTTAATAATAACATTGTACTCATGCTTATGTTTATCAAAACTAGGCTTCTGACCACCCTTACTCATATAGAAATTTCCACTACACATGATACCTGTTTGTTCCTGTAGATACGCCGATAATGCTCTCATGTCTGGATGTAAAGTCAGAACATTGGATAGTATAAATGTAAATCCCATATCATAGAACTTACAAAACTCTCCGTAGTCCAGATACTCATATCTATAGAAGGGTTGCACTAACACCGTACTATCCAAATTACTCAACATCTCTACAGTAGGTTGTCCATGTGAATACTGTACTGGCCATCTAAATGGATCTTGAAGTTTTTCCAACACCCAATCTTCGTCTATCTCTAATTGAAAGACACTTATGTATTCGACTAATCTCTTTATTAATATATTTTCCATTATATCCAAGATATCACTAAAACAAGAAACACAAAACAAGCACAAATTGCCCCCGCTAAAGCGAGTTTATCAAACCAATCTAAATGTTTCATATCTTATATAGGTCATTATTTTTTTATTGTTTTCGTTATCCACAGTACGGCTGCATACATACACAATGCATAGATAGAAACAAATGTTAATTCTGGAAGGTACTGAAAGATATTGTATGTTAATTCTATTATTGCTTCAGCGTCTCCCATTTCATAATCGCCACCATCATCTTCATTGATAACAATAGTTTTCGTAAAGTCACCTGATACATCACCAACAGTTTGTTGTATGTCTAAAGTATTATCTTCGTCCATTATATCTCCTTTGTTTATAAAAGTTATCTATTGCATTTATAGATTACTAACCCAGCTCCAGTTTTTGATACATACTGCCTGCCTTAATTTAAATCAATCACACCACCATCTACATCAACACTAGAAGCACCAACAAGTTTCATGTCTCTACTGGTGATAGTAGCCGTACGAGACGCTTCTATATTAAAGTTATCACACGACACATTGAAATCGCCGTCCAGGCTTTGGTTTACATTACCCTTTATATGCATGTTCATGTCACCTTCTCTTACCATGATGTTAATACTTGCCCCCGCTCCCACTTCTATGTCATAATGGGCACCACTTGTCAAGCCTTTATTTGCAAAAATTTTTAGCGAACCATCTATACTATGCACCTCGCTACCATCAACTTGGATGTAACTATTGCTGTTGACAACATCATACTTATCTGATACAATGTGGCTAACATAGGTGCCATCATTACTGTACTCCATATAACTCCCACTTGCGTGGGACAGTTGCACTCTACGGTAACTCTCCGTGTCATCAAATTCCAATACATGGCCAGTCTCACTAGCGAATACTTTGTTGAAGGGGTAAACTGGGGCATAGGTTCCTACAACAGGTGTCTCTCTATCATCCACTACTAGCGGCATGGACCAATCCCCACCAGGCGAGCCGGCCACGGCGAGCCCACTTGCGTTCTGTGTTGCATCAATTGGATCAAAGTCAGCCGTTGCCACACCAGTCTTTCGTAAGACATCTCTGGCTACGGGATTGGCAGCGGTTAAGGAACCACGAGCCATCTCATTCACATCTGACACATCCGCTTCTTTTGGATAAATGCCCTCCGGGTCGAAAAAGCCTCCGGTTTCTTCAGCTGTTCCAGCCGTACTGGGTTTGCCGGAGATTGAGCCATGTATCATTGGCTCTTGTCTGTCATCATCTCTAAAGGATACTAACACCCAAGTGCCGTTTACAAAAAACGGAGGGGTTTGCCCTAAGCCTGAATTGCCTCCACTAGGAGTAATAACAGTTGACCACGGCAGGTCCTTTGTGGGTAAAATTATTTTATCTTCTGTATGTAAACCCAACACACGAACACGAAAACGCCCAATCTGTTTTGGATCGTTGCGGTCTTCAATTACTCCTATAAAAAAATTCATTTGTTTTTCCTTTTTGGCTCGTAAGTTGCCAGTTTTATACTACTGGACATACTATTATTCAGTACCTTTGCGACACTCTTTGTATACAAACTATTCTCACTACATTTCCATTGGTTAAGCATTGTATACAAACAATTATTTAGTGGTCGCATTTTCATTTTCATCATAATCCTCATGCATTGGACAAGGGATAGGTTCTAAATTATCCTGCATTCTTTCAGATGTAGTTTTCTCTTTCTCATTTAATTTCTTAATGTATTCTGCTGTCTCTCTTCCTCGTCTTACACCTTCTTCTTCAGGCTCGTAAATTGAAGCTTCTATCTCGTCAAGGGTAGCAGGACTCTTGTCATTGGTAACAGGAGTCCCGCTACCACTAACGGGTTCAAACCGTGTCTTACCGCCCATTCTCTTACACAATACAGCATACTCGTTATGGTCTATCTCTTTCATTCTTCTAATATACTCTTGTTGCATCCATGTACCTGTGCTAAACTTGTAGTCTACAAAAAATTCCAATGCACGGACCATCATGTATAGGTCATCTGATATCAATATTTGTTTATCGTTCATGTGTTATGTAATACTCTTTCTTGTCTATGTCTTGTTTAGGTGGACTGATTGTATTATTCGTTAGTTCTATGTATTGTGTTGTTCGTGTCTTGTTCCATAATACTGTGTCACTTGTAATGTCTATGTTATGTTCTACCATGACACCTTCGTAAGTGAACAGATGGATCACACCTGGTGACAACTCAACGGCTGAATTGGTGTGTAATCTTATCGTGTCTTCGTATCTATCCACGCCTTCTATGTTTGTCTGTGTATAAGGAAGTGTTGTGTCGAGTGGTGTGGAGTGGCGGAAAACGGATTCGTTAGGCATCGTGGGCCTCGTTAAGTGTGTTCGTCCCTTGTTCCTTCTCGTTATAGTTTGTACTACTTTGTATTGTTGTGTCTGTGGTAGCATAACTTATCGCTACCGTATCCTTGACACAATCAAAGGTTGTTGTGTATCTATCTGGACTTATAGTATGGACAAGGTTGGTAATGACCCATCTTCCTGATAGGTAAGCGTCATGTACCCTTGTATCTTCTGGACTGATAGGTTCATAAGACGGTACATGCAACTCTATCACATCTCCTGCAGCCAAATTACTGTTACCTGATACTGTTACCTTCGCAACTAACTGGTCATGGCTCAATTCACTATGGTTTCGCAAGTGGAATTTACTACTGTGGTTGTCATAAACCCTTGTGTCTTCATCTGATTGACTTTTCAACTCGTCTGTATCCCATATATTTGTTTTATCATTAGCTTGACTATGAAGAGCATCGTCCTTCGTGGATACATCTATTCGTTGTTCTGCATAGTCAAACATTGTCTTATACTCACCTTCTTCCTCTGGTGTGGTAGTGAATAAAGATTCTTTCTCTACATGCTTTAAGTCATCAAACATATCATCATATCGTGTCTCTATCTTTTTATATGATTTTGTGTATAGGTCATAGACATAATGTGTACTCGCAAGGAGACCTGTCATACTCGCAGCTAATACATCCTGTTGTTTCATTATCTTATACTCCAACACGGACTGCATATTTTCAGTTATTGAAGCCTCGTATTTAGAAGGTTGTACAATGAATTTCTCAACTGGTTCTCTTGGACCATTTGCACTATTACTCAAACTTTCGTATGAACGGAAGTTATATCCTCTATGATTTTCAAAGAATAGATAACCTGCACCCTCAAATACTCTACTTCTACAGCGTTTCGATACCATATTAATAAATTTAAAGGGTTTCATGTTATTACCCAACAACTTGACCTTCAAATCAGATGGTTCTATGTTGACGGACTTCTTGGTCTTCAATACATCCTTCAATATCTGACTTACAACTTCATCTCCACTACCCTCATATGCGGACTTTACTCTGGTGCGTTGATTGATTAGTGTTTCTTTACTTGAAAAGTGTATGGTATAGACCTGTTGTCTTTCAGCTGTGCGTACCATATCACTTACTTTGTAGATACGACCTCTAAACTTTTTAAAATCTAATTGTTCTGTGTCTTCATTTGTAGATAATTTAAACTCTATGTCCTCTTGTCCAATGATAGGCATGTTCTGTACATGGTTGGCACTATCAGCAACAACCATGCTACCATATAAATTATCTGCATGGATACTCTCATACACATTTAACTCTATCATCAATGCTTTGATATCTATGGAACCTGATGCACTATGTACAATAACACTATCTAATTTATAATCACCTGCGAATTGCATGGCTTACCTCTGGATTAATTTCTCAAACTCACTCTTAAATTGCGCCACATATCCTTTATCAAGTAAGCGTATCTGTCTTTTATCATCATTTAAGGTTTGTTCATATTCATAATTCGTAACTTGGGTCGCACCTGCTGTATCACTTGCGACCTTTAATAACTTTGTTGTGTCTCCACTCGTCTGTGCTAACTCATAATGGTGTACAGCATCTGGATTACTATACTTATCATTTATATATTGCGTAAGTCCCACTTGATCCATTGGCCAATCATGTCTATTTGTAATGTTGTTTATTGTGATAATGACCCAATGAAACTCTGGATTGTTATAATATTTGGTAGCAACAATGTCTGGTGTCTCTCCATCTTTCACACTATAGTGGTCAAAGACTAGGGTATTCGCTCTAACATTAGATTTTAGGTTGACACGGCGCATAATATCTGTTATAAGTGTTCTATTCTGTGTGTCCTGCACATCATATTCGTATAATGGAAATTTTGAAAAATACATATTAGAAACCCTCCACTATTTTCTCTTTGGTCATAATCTCATTTTCAGTAAATGTCAAGTCCATATTGATTTCTGTAGGTGGTGGACTTCCATCTAGTGGTCTAAAGTGTTGGGTTTCCCCACTAGGACCGTATGCTACATTCATATCTGTTAATACACAACCACTTGTAAATGGATACCATTGATTTTCTATGCCTTGAAACATATAGTATATCTCAAATTCACTAGGGAATATCAAGTGTCTACCAACTGCTTCATCTTGTACTCGTTCTGGTAACATATGAAACTTGAATAACTTGATGATGTTATCAACAATTCTTACTTCACTCTCATTTCTTGGTGTAAATCTAAATGAATAACTAAATGAGCGTAAGTCAACTGATTGAAATATTGCCTCTACTGCTGGGTTAAGTGCCTTCTGTGAGCTTTTTCGTAACACGCCTTCTACATCACCACCTCCTACTAATTAAGCAGCACCCGCCGCTATCTTCATCTTTAAAGTATCTTCTAATGCAGACATAAGTGTGTTAAATGTACTAGCAGTACCTAATTGTGCAAGCATATCACTTACACTTGTAGCGCCTGCTAACTGTTGGCCTAACACACCCGCTAAACCTGCTTCACTATTTTTGTAATTTGATTTGTAACTTGTCTTAATATTTGGTGGCATGTATAGAGATATAACATCACTTGTACGCTTTAGTCTACCACTTCTCTTTAGTTCGCCACTTATACTAATTTCATCATTTGCATGTAGTTCTTTAGGTACCTGTACAGGATAACCTGCTTGAGCAGATGAGGTTATACCTTCTGCTTTTTTATGTTTTTTGTAATTTGCACCTCTACCACGCTTTTTGTTGCTTCCTGTTGCTTGTGGTCCTTCATAGCGTGATGATTTCACCTGGTAAATGTAAAACATCATGTAATGACCAAATTCGTTTGTACCTAAATCTTCTGGATACTGTACTGTTCCAAATGAGTATTTGTTCCTCTCCATTCCATCTAAATGTGCTGTTGAGGTATTACTTCGTGTTTTACGGCTAAGGTCTACACCTGCACTTGCTGTTGATTGTGATGAACCACCCAATACGCCGCCAAATATTTGACTTCTTAATTTTTGTGATAAACTTCCCATATTACTATTTATCTGTTAAGGGGTGGGATTGTTGACCAATGTTTTAAAACATCCTCCGTTATTACTGAAAATTTATAACCTTTCTTCTTACAGTATATTTCAGTAGCGTCCCACTTCGCTTTATTGATAATATACTGTTCTGTAGTGTATTTCCAGTCTTTTGTAACTCGTTTAGGTTTTCGTGGTGCTTGTGTATACTTTTTAGGCTTGATTTCTAATAGAGATTGTGTTATAATACCATCTTTGTTCTTATATTTCAACCATATATCTGGAAAGTATCTATGAAACTTACCATCAAATGGACTCTTGTAAGGTACAAAAAACTCCTCACTTGACCATTGCATTACTGCTGGATTGAGGTCACAATATTTAAATACTATCTTCTCCCAACTACTTCTAAATATAATGTTAGTATAGTCACCTTTATACTTACTTTTGTTGACAGGTCTATACTTACTTGTTACAGGCATCCTATGTTTATACTTACCTATTTTCTTCTTAGCCATTCAACTATTTAGACATAAATAGTAACATGGCAACTAAATCAATATTTGATATCATCCGTAAGGAAGCAGGCAGTAGAGACCGTTCTTTGAATTGGTACAAGAAAAAGATAACAGACTTATCTAATAGAATATCGTCTGCAAAATTAATGAGAAGTGGTAAGATGTTTAAATCACCACAGTTAAGAGGATTGAATTTCTTTCGTTA